GCAAGAGTACGGGTTCTTTCAACGGCACACCACCACCCCGAAGCCGAAGCAGATGAAGCAGAAGCCCCGCATCTACAAGGGCAAGGCTTGGTATTTGAAGAAGGGCATGGCCCCCCTGGCGGTCCCCGGTACCAGCAACCACAACCTCGGTATCGCTGTCGATATTGCTAACGCTTCCGGCAAGCGTCTTGAGTGGATGTTGGCGAACGCCCACAAGTATGGGTTCTCTTGGGAGTTGCAGTCCGAGCCGTGGCACATCCGTTATGTGGCAGGCGATGATATTCCAGAGGCAGTCAAAATCTGGAAAGAGTCCAAAGTTACCGAGCAGTAACATGGATGCGGGTTGGGCGGTATTTCTCGCGTCAATAGTGACCGCCTCAGGTGGCGTCGTTGTCGCATTGCTCAGCAAGTTCCGTAAAGAAAACGCCAAGGACCACGAAGTTGTTACGGGCCTTTTGCGCATGATGTACCGAACCCAGCAGCGGACCGAACAAAAACTCGGCAAGGTTGACGAGAGGCTACAAGAGCACATAGAGTCGCACCACCACAAATAGGAAGGTGCTTGCAAATGGCGAGGGGACTTACTACCGTAGAACTTGAGTTCATCGTTCGCGCTCTCAGAAAGTCCCAAGTGGGTCGGTCTGAAGCGGATGCGCTCTGGGACATAGTTCACAAAATTGAAAAGATTGTGGAGGGATCGAAACATGAGCAAGCAAAACGGAAGCCTGTTAAACGATCTGAGGGCTGAGCAACGATCAGTCTCTGGGCGCATCCCAATGATTGTCGCTATCGCAAATCAGATGGGCGAGCAGGATCGAAAAGATTTGTTGGAAGCTTTAGACGATCTGACGATTACCGCACCAATGATTTCTCGCGCGTTGAAGAAGCGTGGGTTTGACATCAAGCCAGGATCCATCAACCAGTACAGGCGAGGAGAGATTGCCCATGTCATTTCGTGAAGAAGCAGAGATAGCAGCAGAGATTCAAGAGTTGCGTTCCGCGTTGAAGCGGTCGCAGCAAGCTGAGTCGAAAGCAAAACGTAAGTCCGCCGATTTGGTGGCTGCCGTGTATCAAGCAACGTTGGATGCGGCTCGTGCTGCTGACCGCCCAAAGGTTGTTGCACCTAAGAAAGATAAGCGTTCAACTAAGGCTGAGGTCGCGTTGATTCATGCGACGGACTGGCAGCTTGGCAAGCGCACTGTGTCGTATGGCATTGACACGTTGAATAAGCGTATGTCGTTGTTCACCGAGAAGGTGATGGAGTTGACTGCTATCCAGCGGGCACATCATCCGGTGAAAGAAGCAACGCTGATGTTCGGTGGCGACATGGTGGAAGGCATCGGCATATTCCCAGGCCAAGCCTATGAGGTGGAAGCACACCTGTTTGAACAGTTGTTCGAGGCGTCCCGTGTGATGGAGTCAATGGTCGCTTCGTTCGCAGGGTTCTTTGAGAAGGTGAACGTGGTGTGCGAGTTCGGTAACCACGGGCGCATCGGACGCAAGGGTGATATGCCGTACGGTGACAACATTGACCGTGTGGCGTATCGCATAACGCAGGATCGCACGAATCATTTGAAGAACGTGTCATGGCAACAGTCGGACGACTGGTATCAGATTGTTCGTATCGGTAACTATGAGGCGCTTCTTGTTCACGGTGACGAAATCAAGTCGTTCGGTGGTAACACACCAGCGTTCGGCATTTTGAGGAAGGCAAACGCATGGTCAACTGGGGTGGTCGAACGATTTTTGGACGTGTACATGGGCCACTTCCATACCCCGATGACGTTGACGATGGCAAATGGTGGACGCGTGTTTGTGACTGGATCCCCCGAGTCGCACAACGAGTACGCCCGAGAGTTCATCGCAGCAACATCCACCCCGTCCCAGCGCCTGCATTTCGTGGACCCAGCGAAGGGCAGGGTGACAGCCGAATACAATGTGTGGCTGGTATGAGCGAGGTGCAGTGTCCGTGGTCGCTTGCTGTGGTGCTGTGGAAGGACGCGTTCGACGGCGAAAACGGTTGGACCCATATCAAGGAGTACGAACCGAAGGCCGCTTATGTGGCGACGGTTGGCTGGATTTGGCCGATGTGTCTTGAGGGGTATGTGACGGTGGTTAACAGCTACTTCCCTGAAGAGGTTGAGGACATGCACACCGTCGGTATGCCCGTGCACATTCCCGTGGGGATGGTGTACAGAATTATTGTCCTAGATCAACCAAAGTTTGAGTCAGACAAATTGACTTGAAAATAACTGTGTAACACCCCTACAGTTACATGTACCGCAACGAAGGGAGAACGATATGCGGAACTATTACACGATACCTAAACCTGAGCATGGCAGCCAAGACTGGTTGAACTTGCGTTGGCAGAACGAGAAAGGCCAGAAGCGCATCACTGCTTCGGTCGCTGCCGCTGTACACGGTGAACACAAGTACACGTCTATGGCTGATCTTGCTGTTGAACTGCTGGCACAAGAGCCGCCCTCACCGAAAGAGCCGAATGCTGCAATGCTCCGCGGCACAGTCATGGAGCCTTTCGTGAGGCAACTAACCAACATCACGTTGGGCACGGAGATTGTTGAGCCACAGGAACTGTTCTGCTACGACGAGCCGGGTGTTCGTTTAATGGCAACCATCGACGGCACTGACGGGTCGAAGGTCTACGAACTGAAGACTCAGAACAAACGCTGGGACGGGAAGCTGCCACGACAATGGTATTGGCAGGGAGTACAGCAGGCGATCTGCACTAATAGCAACCAGATCGAATGGGTCATCTTTGACTCCGGCATGGACTTGAACTTCCATACACAAGTCGTCAGTTCCGATGAACGTCAGGTTCATATCGACAAGGTGCGTGAATTCCTCGGCTTCATAGATATGGGGATGATGCCTGAAGGTGCCGACCCGAGTTACGACAACGCCGCTACTTTGTACCCAGAGGGTTACGAGAATACCGTTGTCCTTGACCATTCTGTGTACGACACCTTAGAGCGTCTGTCGCTTGCCCGTGAACACAAGAAGCAAGCTGAAGCTGTGGAGGAACAGTTGAAGGGTGAGCTTGCAATGATGCTTCAAGACTGCGAGTATGGGTCTATCGACGGCACTGCTGTGGTGTCGTGGAAGAACAGTGAGCGCACCAGTTTTGACAGCAAGAGGTTCCAAGAGGAACATCCTGCACTGTACGAAAAGTTTAAGAAAACAACCAGATTCCGCACGATGCGGATTATTGCTAAGGAGGCAAAGTAATGGAACTGTCAGAAGTAATTAATAAGTACGGGGTACCGGATCCGAAGCTTGTTGGCAAACTGCCGAAGGGTGGGATGCAACTGGACTTCGTTGGTCACGCTGATGTGACGAAGATGCTGATTGAGATTGACCCCGAGTGGACGTGGGAACCCACTGCGTTTGATGTGAATGGTTTGCCTGCATACAGGGTTGAGAACGGCATGGCTCACATGGCTGGCTGGTTGACGTTGTGCGGTGTGCGCCGTCTCGGTGTTGGCTCGGTCATGCACAGCAAGCCAGACCTGTTGAAGGAACTTATCTCAGACTTTTTGCGTAACGCTGCGATGCGGTTCGGTGTGTGTCTCAGCCTGTGGACGAAGCAGGAATGGGAAGATGTTGCTCACCCAGCACCGGCACCTAAGCCTGTGTCGAACGGGTTGGTATCTGCCGACAACATTGCACGGTTTAAGAAGGCGTGTGCTGACGCGGGTTTAGATCCGAAGCAGGTGGCAGATAACGCTGGTGTGTCGCTGGACGGTTTGAAAGAGGCCGACATGCCCGCGTTGCGGGCTTCGTTCAGCGACCTCAAGGAGTTCGCTAGTGCGCCGCCGTCAGTGGACGATGTGGTGGCGAAGGTGGTGGACTTGTTTGCTGGCGAAGAAGTGGAGCCGTCCATCCAGAACCATCCTGCTGGCGGCAACAAGCCTCAGATCAAGGAACCGGGTGGTGTTCCGTCACCGAAGCAGCTGGGCATGATCCGCATGTTGGGCAAAGGCAAAGAGTTGCACAACGATGATCTGATTCAGGTTGTGTCGGCGTTCATTGGGCGTGACATCGCCAAGCTTGATGATCTGACCAAGGGTG